GTTCAACCAGACGATCACGTCTGCCGACTGGGGCTCGGTGATCGTCGTCTACGCCGAGGGCGATATCGACTGCTGGACCCGGGGGACCAACTCGGCTTCGGCGGGCGGCACGACGTTCACGATCTCTCCCAGCCTGACGCTGAAGGCCCGTTCGGTCGCGTTCCTCGCCGTGGCGTGCGACAACTCGGGGGCTTCGGGAGTCACGCCGGTCAACGACAGTGTGATCAGCGACAACCGCGGTAACGTCTGGCATCGACTCATCACCACGACCCGGACTGGCGGCGCAGCGAACGACGGCACGTCGCTTGTTGGCTTCGTCTGTCACCTCGACGCAGATCTCGACCCGTCCGCGGTCATTACGATCACGTTCACGGCGTCTACCGCTGCGGTGATCGGGAACCTCTATGAGGTGTGGCCCGCCGCATCGACCAACGTCATCACGGTGACGCAAGCGCAGAACGCTTCGGCCACTGGATCGTCCACCACTCCGACAACGACCTCGGCGTTTAGCGTCACGGCCGGAGAACTCATCGTTGGAATGATCTCCGCTGAGCAAGGTGGCACTGGGTTCGCTGACGACACGGATGCTGCCAGCGGTAACTGGGTCCAGATCGGTTCCGTCGGAACGACGGGTGCGGTCGGTACGACCACCACCGGCCAGGCCATCGCCACCACCTGGAAGTTGACCACAGCCGCCGCTTCGCAGACGTTTAACTCCACGATCACCAGTGCCGACTGGGCCGCGGCCAACATCGTGTTCCGAGCCACCAAGTTGTGGTCCGAGTACGCTGGCGTCAACTGGGCATCGAGCGGCGTCGGGGCGAGCACGTCGCTGGTGGACACGGTCCCGAGGTTTGCCATCCCTGCCGGGTCGAGGGTCGTCCTCGTCGTGGGGGCGGACAACTCACAGAGCGCTGGCGGCGACGCGTGTGACCTCACCTCCTGCTCGGATTCGCAGGGCAACATCTACCACTGGCTGACCCGTGTTGTGCAGTCCCCCGGGGGGGCGGCGAACGACGGCACGAACCTCACCATCTACTCGGGCATCCTCGACAAGCCGCTGTCCACCTCCGACTACGTCCGGGTGACGTGGAAGCAGTCCACCACCTCGTTCAACACGTTGATGTTCGTCGTGGGAGCAGCACCAGGGATGGTCTCGACCCTGGTGTCCGACGACCGTGTTGGCGGTGCGGGAACGGCGATCACCGCTCTCGCCGTTCCCGCCAATCCCGCCGCCGACGATTGGGTCCTCGGTGCCGTGTCCGCTGAGATGTCGGCAGCGGTCACCGGGGGAGAGGCGGACACCACCAGGGGGGTCTGGCGAGCGATCAACAACGCCGATGGGTCCGGTGCAACGGGTCAGCGTCTGGAGACGTATATCAAGCACGTCACCGCTGCGGGGGCGCAGACCCTCAACGTCACGCTCTCGGCTTCGTCAATCGACTACGGCGCTGCAATCGTCTGCTTCCGGGCGTCCGCAATCAACACCGAGCACGCCGGGGTGGCCCTCTCCAACACTCCCGCCATCACTCTCGACTGTCCCCCTGAGTTCAACTTCCCTCCCGGGTCATGGGCAGTGTTGGCGGTCGCCGTCGACAACTCGTCGGCATCCGGCGCGATTCCTCTCACGTCGTCCAGCGTCACCGACAGCAAGAACAACATCTGGACCTGGCTCACAGCACAGAACAAGACCGGCGGCGCAGCGAACGACGGCATCTCCGTGGCGATATACCTCGCATACATGCAGTCGCCGCTCACCACGGCGGACAACGTCACTCTGACGCTCCCGCAGAGCACCACGAACAGGGCAAGCCATCTTATGCTTGTGCAGCCTGCTCCGGGTCGAGGGATCGCATTTGTCAACGGAGACAGCAACTCGGGCAGTTCCACGTCTCCGTCAGTTGCGACCACGTTCACAATTACCCCTGACGACGTTGTCATCTCCATCCTGGGTATGGAGTTCGCTGGCACGATCCCGAACGACTCCGACACGACGAACGGTGCCTGGATGATCTCCGGGTTCTCCCCCTACAACCGACAGATCGGCTCTGGTGATACCGGGTTGGGATACGGGGTGAGACTCAAGCAGGCGATCACCGCAGCAGGCACCCAGACGTCGAACGGCACAGTGGGTCTCTCCGTCGACTGGGCTGCGGTCATCGCCGGGTTCACGACGTATCCCGTCGACGCTCCTCCCCAGGCGATGCCTCCGACTCGGCGCATCATCGTGGCCGGGGATCATCGGGCTGTTCATCGTGCAGGACGGTGGTAGGTGGCTCGCCTCGGTCGGGGACAGCCGACGAACGTGATCCTGATCACTCCGATGACATTGACCGCCAACCGACAGCCGATCCCTGTGGTATCTCCGTACACCTTCCCGAAGATCATCACCTTCATGCAGACGCCCTGATCGGGCGATGATAGGGTCGGGAAACCTTTCGTAGCACGGATCGAGGAGCCTTGAACGAGCATCAGCGGTTTGAGCAGGACTGGTGGGGGACGTGTGTCAACACGTTCTTTGAGGAGTCGAAGCAGATCACCTACGCCTGGAACATGGGCCTGGAGATGATCCCGGACCCGAAGACTGGCATCTGGCCCCAGTACCCCTTGGGCGGCCGGAGAATCCTGGACATCGGGGGCGGCCCGGTGTCGCTCCTCCTGAAGTGCGTCAACTTCGGCCCCAGCCTGGTCATCGATCCCTGCCCCTACCCGGAGTGGGTGGACCACCGCTACGACCACGTCGGCATTGACATCATCCATGAGCCTGCCGAAGGCTTCCGGGTCCCGGAGCGGTTCGATGAGGTGTGGATCTACAACGTGCTCCAGCACGTCGAGGATCCCATCGAGTGCCTGGAGACGGCCCGGGCGCACGCGCCGCTGCTGCGGATCTTTGAGTGGATCGACTTCCAGCCGTCCCTCGGTCACCCGCACGTCATCACCAAGGCGATGCTGGACGACTTCCTCGGGGTGAACGGCTCGGCGGAGTTCTTCGACGGCTCCAGCAACAACACCTACGGGAACGCCTACTTCGGGTCGTACGCCCTGTGAGTCTGGTTCCTGGCATCACCTTCGTGATGCGGTGCCGGAACGAGGAGGAGACGCTGGGGGCGTGTCTGGCGGCGCTCACCCGGGTGACGACCCCGCACGAAGTGCTGGTGGTGCTCGACCGATGCACCGACGGCTCCGAGGTCATCGCCAAGGACGCCGCCAGCAAGAACCCCAACGTGCGCCTGATGAACTGGCTGACGCCCGTGTCGAAGGCGGGGTACGAGAACCTCGCTACCGATGCCCGATCCCCTCACAGCCTGGTCTCGCACTTCAACACGCTCTGGGGAGCCCGTCGCTACGAGTGGGCGTTCAAGTGGGACGCCGACTTCCTGATGACCCCTGAGATCGCCGCCTGGGTGAACGACCGGACCTGGGAGTCCGACGGCACCCCGTTCTGGGTGTGGTTCGACGCCTGCGACATGGACGGCCAGGTCAACTCGGAGCCGTACCTCACCTCGGGCCCGCTCTGGTTCGACAAGAACTGGTTCTGGGAGGACCGGTACACGACGGAGGGCCCTCGTATCCAGGACCACTCGGGGATGGCGATCCCGCACCTCTCGACGGTCGGCACCATGAAGCCCTACTGGGCCGAGCCGCCGTGGTTCATAGACGCCGATACCCCCGAGGCGGCGAGTATCCGGGCCGCTCACGACACTGTGGTGCGCCTGTGCGGCCCGGAGCCGGTGGGGATGGCGAGAGCGTCGAACCAGGCAGCCATCCCAACCCTCAACCGCATCTACGCTCAGCATGACGCACTCGTCGCTGCGGGGATCTGCCCTGTGGGAGGTTGGATGCTGTGACAGCCCCGTTCCTCGCCCTCAGTGATCACACCGCTCTCCTCTCCTCGGATCCGGCCGACAAGATCCTGCTGTCTTCGGCGGCCTCCCTTTGGACCCCGGCCGACATCCCCGGGCTGATCGCAGCGTGGGACTTCTCCGACACGTCGAAGATCACAGCGTCGGGCGGGTCGGTGTCGCAGGTCAACGGTGCGTACGGCACCTCCTACGCACTCACACAGGGCACCGGGTCGTTGCAGCCGACAACCGGTACGCGCACACTCAATGGGCTGAACGCTCTCGACTTCGATGCCGACGTGTTGGTCAACTCGTCGTTCCCCAACAGCACGATCCGCACGATGGTCGTCGTCAACGCCTCCGACACATTCGGGTACGACAGGAACCTGATCGGCCACGGCACGGGCAACTGGGATGGCGTCGAGGAACTGAACATCCACGGGAGCGGGTACTACTACACCTACTCCGGCACATTCGTTACGAGCACAGCGGCACTGGTTATCGGAGCGGTGAATGTTGTGGCTGCGACGCTCGCCACTGGCTCTGCGATGGTGCGACTCAACGGCGTGAACGGCACGCCTGCTGATCGTGGTGCCGCCGACTTCGGGTCAGGCACCACGCTCACCATCGGAGCGTGGAACACGACGGGTGCATACGCACACAACGGCGCTATGGGTGAGGTGCATCTCTACGACTCAGTCTTGAGCGAAGCCACCCTTGACCTGCTCGACGCATTCCTCGACCCCAAGTGGAAGCCCTGATGGCGTGGGCGTACTTCCAGAACCAGGCGGCGTGGAACACCTACCACAATGCTGTCTGCGCTGCGGAGGGCATTCCGAAGGCGGGCCGTAACGCTGCATCGAACGAGCCTGCGATCATGGAGTGCTGGACCGATGCGTTCATCGCTCCGATCCAGATCAAGAGCCAGGGCAACGTGACGACGTGGGCAGCGCAGATCCCCGATGCACACGTCACGCAGTACGACCCGCAACTCGGGATCACCGTGCCCGACTCGGCGGTGACGTTCTCGCCAGCGAACGTGACTCCGTCCACAGTGACCATCGCAGCGGGTAACCCTGGGGCCGGGACGTACACGCTCCAGCCGAACACGCTCACCTACAAGAAGGCGAAGCCTCCGACCGTCGCGATGGACGGCATCACCTACGACACCGCCACTGGAGAACCGATCCCGTGAGATTCCATATCGTCTCGTTGCCGCACACGCAGACCACGAAGGAGTGGTCCTGGTGTGCGTACACCGAGAAGGTCCGCAAGTTCGCCAACATGATGACCGACATCGGCCACGACGTCTTCCTCTACTCCGGCGAGGAGAACGAGGCCCGCTGCGCTGAGCACATCACCGTCATCACCAAGGCGGAGCAGGAGGAGTGGTTCGGCCACCTCAACTGGGAGACCGACCTCTTCCCCAGCGGCGGCTGGGAGCCCACCAAGACGTGGTGGACCGTGATGAACGCCCGGGCCGTCGCTGAGATCGCCAAGCGGGAGGAGCCCGGTGACATCCTCGGGCTCACCATGGGGCGCTCGCAGGAGGCCCTCGCCCAAGCCTTCCCGCAGATGCTCCCCTGCGAGTGGGGCGTGGGGTACGAGGGCGTCATCACTCCCTATCGGGTTTGGGAGTCGTATGCCCATATGCACTACGTCCACGGGACGCAGAAGGACACGACCGGCCGCAACTACGACGCCGTCATCCCGAACTCGTTTGAGGTCGAGGACTTCCCCCTCGGCAAGGGCGACGGGGGCTACTACCTCTACCTCGGCCGGGTGATCCTCAGGAAGGGCCCCCACATCGCCGGAGAGGTCTGCTCGCACCTGGACGAGCCGCTCATCCTGGCGGGCCAGGGCGTCTGGAAGCAAGAGCCCGGGGAGATCTACGGGGTCGACAAGGTGGTCATCCGCCACAACGACCCCACCAAGTTGTCATGGGCCGGAGTAGTGGGGCCCAAGGAGCGGGCCGACCTGCTCGGTGGAGCCAAGGCGCTCTTCGTCCCCACGATCTACATCGAGCCCTTCGGTGGTGTCGCCATCGAGGCGATGCTCTGCGGTACCCCCGTGCTCACCTCCGACTACGGGGCCTTCACCGAGACGGTGCATCCAGGGATCAACGGGTATCGGTGCCGCACCTTCCAGGAGTGGGTCGATGCTGCCAAGATGGCCCCGCTGCTGCCCCGGGAGAGGGTCCGGGAGAGCGCCATGCGATACTCCACCGAGAACGTGGCGACCGAGTACGACTACTTCTTCCGCCGCCTCGACTCCCTGCGCCGGGACGGCTGGTACACGATGGGGGACCTGTGAACATCGACGTGGATCTCAACAAGGTGGCGGACATCCTGGGTGACCGCATCAAGGAGTTGGAGATGGAGAACGCCCTCCTGAAGGCGGCGTTGAACCAGACCACCCGGGAGATGGAGCAGGAGCGCATCGAGCGCATGGCGCAGATGACGATCCCGCTGCCCGACTCAGGCCAGAACCATGGTGGCCCCCCGCAGACGGTCTTCGATGGGTCGGATGTGATCCGTTCCGTCAGTGGCGACGAGAAGACCGGCTGGTACCCGGATCCGAACCTGCCGTCGGGTCAGGGGATATCCCATACCGCTTGAGTTAGTATGGGGCGGTGACCACGCTGGCCGAAGTCGCAGGTGTCGCTCGACAGATGAGTCGGGACTTCGGTTCCTACTTTGAGGTGAACTTCGCTCACCCCATCGGGTCGACGCTCCGGCTGGAGCATCCGCTGGTCGAGGCCGACTCGATGATCGCCCTCAACAACACCGACGGCAGCATGCTGATCGATGCGGTGCTGAACCCCCGCATGGGGCTCCTGAAGGTCCCCAACCCCAACTCGTACACCGCTGGCGTCTACGTCTCGGGCATCTACTACGAGTGGTTCATGAACGAGGATCTGGAGTTCCACGCCCAGATGATGGCGACGGAGCACCTCCACGGGCGCTCCAGCACCTCCCTGGAGATGATCTCCGGTGCCGAGGTCGAGGTGATGGGCATCGGCACGCTGGTGAGTGCGTTCTGGTCGCTCCTGGCGGAGTTCGCCACCGACATCGATATCAGCACCCCCGAAGGCTTGAGCATCCCGGCTCGCCAGCGGTATCAGCAGGTGCAGGCGCTCATCCAGTACTGGGAGAAGCGGTACGAGGAGAAGGCGGCGATGCTGAACGTCGGTCTCAAGAAGACCGAGCAGTTCACCCTCCGCCGTGTCTCCCGCCTCACCAACCGCTATGTCCCGCTCTACCGGGCCCGGGAGATCGATGACCCCCGCCCGCCCGTGCGAGTGCGGCCCCCCATCGATCCGATCTACCCCACCCCGTACGAGCAGGAAGAGGCGGCGTGGGCTGCTTCGCAGGCTGACGTCTCGACCGAGGTGTGGGACCTCAGCAACGGCGGGTGGAACTCCATGGGGAACAGCGGGGCACCGTGATCGACCTGCGCCGGGAGTCGGTCCGGGTCTTCACGGAGTTCCAGCGCTTCCACAAGACCGTGGGCGAGGGGATCGTTTGGTTCCTCTTCGACGTCGCCGGGTCGGTCTACGACGAGGTGTACGACGAGGGCGGGAAGCAGTATCACCCCGGCATTGCCGTCCCCATCCTCTGGGTGAACCAGCAGGAGCAGGACGAGTTGTACTCCGCCGAAGGCCGACGGCCCACCCAGCGCATCTCCCTGTCGGTGTCGGCCCGCAGCATCGACGCTGTGCGGATCGGCTCTCAGGAGGCCCACGGTGGTCGGGCCTTCGACATCAAGCCGGATGACCCCTGGTGGGATGACCGCCTCAACGACGTGTTCTACTACGACGGCCGGTACTACGAGGTCAGCGGCTTCCACATGCGGAGCCGTGCTCAGGAGCGGGACCTCATCGTGTCAGTGGGCGGTATCGAGACGCAGCCTGAGGACGAGCGGGTGTTCGACCTCCCCATCGGCACAGGAGCCTGACCATGTCCGCTCGTACCACATCTGCCATCGGATCCAGCCAGGCCGGTGATATCGACTGGGTGGACCTGGAGAACAACTGGCGGGCCCAGGACAGCGAGTGGCTCCAGGAGCGCTCCATCGTCCGGGTCGCCACCGATGTCCCCAACATCGGCACCGACTTCCTGTTCAACCTCAACGCCGGTCGGGTCTTCTACAGCGTGGCCGGGGCCAAACTGCTCCTCAGCGTCGGTGGCGGCGTCATCAAGAAGGTGATGGCCTCCGACGCTCTGGTGGCGACCGACGCCCCCACCACCGTCTTCTTCGGCATCGACGGCCAGCCCGGGATCACCTTCACGAAGGCCACGGGTGCTGCTGTCATCGCAGCGCTGACGGTCACCACCCTCACGGCTCCCACGCTCAACACCACCACCTTCACGGCGGCGGCGGGCACGGGCTCGCTGGCGACCAACGTCAGCGGTGTCGATATCAACACCACGGCCTCGGGGGCGAACAAGGTCACCCTCACCACGGGCTCGGGGAAGTTGCTGATCAACAAGCCCGTGGACGTCACTGGGGCCATCACATCCACTGCTGGGCTGTCCGGTACCACCGGGACCTTCTCAGGCGCTCTGGCGGCAGTCTCGGCGGCCATCTCGGGCACCCTGAGCGTCGGAGGTGCCTCCACGCTCGCTGCTGTGACCGCCACCACCGTGGACGCCAGCGGCACGATCAAGACGCCGAACCTCCAGGCTCCCGCCGCCACCGACATCTACGTCACGACGGTGGCCGGGAAGACGCTCCGGTTCGTGTCCTCGTCGGTGGCCGAGTCGAACTACTACTACGGGTCGGCGGCGGTCACCGCTGCCACCCCTCGGCTGGCGTTCGTCGTCTACGGGTCGGACCCGGGCGTCGGCAACGTCCCCGAAGGAACCTTGTGGGTCAGTTGAGATGACGCTCAGGGCCAAGCGAGCAGGAGCCTGGGTCATCCCAGCCAACGGGACCATCAAGATCAAGTCGGGCGGGGTCTGGAGGACGGTCACTGCCCTGTCGGTCAAGTGGAACGGGGCGTGGCAGGGCAGCGGCTACGTCGGGACGGTGGGTGCCCCCACTGGTCTCACCGCCACCGTCCTCGGGAACGGGGACAACAAAACCACCACCTTCCAGTGGACGGCTCCCTCGACAGGAGCCACCCCTACCGGATATCGGGTGTCGTATCAGCCGGTGTTCGGGGGCACGGTGGTGTCCTCGACCGTCTCGTACGGCACCAACACGAAGACGATCACCTTCCCCGGTAGTGCCGGGACGGCGTACTACGTCTGGGTCACAGCATTCGACGCAGCGACAGAGTCGGGGCAGTCCAACATCCGGCGGCTGACCCTCGGCAGCCCCAGTTCGTCGGGGTACAACGGCGGGTGGAGCACCACGCTCCAGTACCTGAATGCCGCCATCTGGGACGCTTCGTCGGTGCTCGGCCCAGGCTACGAGGCATACCTGGCCGGTGACTTCTCGTCGGGCGGCGGGATCACGGGCATCCCGAACTTCTCCACTTCCTGGGGGTCGGCCAACCACGCTTCCCAGTCGAGCAGTTCCGAGTGGGAAGCCCTGGACATCATGGCTACCAGCATGTTCGCTTCGTATGGCTCTCATGGGGTGAAACTGTCACGGATTCGCTTCGGTGGCCCAGCACTCCCGGCACAGTTCTGGCTAGGGGTCAACACTGGGGGCAACTGGCTCGTCAACTACTACTTGTCCGCTCAGAGCCCGACCGGACCCACGGCTGCGTTCGTGCTGGCACCGGGCGGAGGCATCGGGGCCTACTGGGCGTACTTCGACCGTGCCACCCAGATGACGGTTGACGGCGACGGATACACCAGAACTCCTGACCTCTCGGGGTACAACGTCATCCTGGGGACGCTGTCCTCGGATCGCATCTACGCCACCTTCGGGCTGGGGTTCCCGATGAACTACACCGGGAACTACTGGGTCGCCATCTCCAACATCCAGGTCGGGTTCTATCCCTGGGACCCTCTGCTGAACCCCTACTCGATCTCGGCCACGGCGAACACCAGCACTGCGTACCCATAGTCGATATCGATAGCCCCTCCGTGATATCCTGCGCCCGTGGGCCGGTTGAGCGACCGGACCGCCTCAGATGCACAGCGCCCTGGAGGGCACGCCCGTGGGGAAGGAACTGCACATCGGTGCAGAACTCTTCGCCGCTCTGGACTCATATGTCCAGGCGGTCACCGAGGCTGCTCATGTGGCTGTGGAAGAGGGCGGTCGGGCTCTTCATCAGCACGTTCAGGACCGGGCCCGGAAGTCCGACGCCTGGGCCCCCATGGCCGACTCCATCGAGATGTGGCCGTCCAAGGACGGCGGGATTCAGGTGGGGGTCCGGAACCCTGCCTTGATCGCCAACGCCCGCAAGGCTGAATACGGCGACCTCGACAGTCCCCCGAACCCTCTGTTCCGCACCATGGGGCGCTCCGTGCGGCACGCCGGGGAGCGCATGGACTCGGTGTTCAACCAGCGACTCGGGCTGGGTGAGTTGCGGTGACGGTGGCATGGGACTACGGGCTGGCGGTCGGTGAGCCCGATATCGCCACCCATACCGGCCTGCTCCTGGCCGAGGATGCAGCGCTCAAGGCGTACGTCGCTGGGCTCACGGTGCCCGACAAGGACGGCGGCTCCATCGAGGTGCAGGTGTGGTTCCGCAGCCCTGAGGGCGAGCGGCGACAGCAGTTCCCGTTCATCACGCTCGACTACCTCGACATCGAGCCCTCGTACGACCGCTGGACCTCCATCTACAACCTGGAGAGGGAGCGGGAGGACTACGGCAGGATCTACCAGCCGTCGAAGGCTCCGGACCTCCCTGCGGTACCCGAGGGCTCGGGGCGGGTCGTGGACCCGTACCTCATGCACAAGTTGACCTATCAGGTCTCGACCTATGCCAGGTCGGCTCTGCACGACAGGTGCCTCACCAGTTTCATGCTGACCGACGTCTTCCCGCCCCGTCCCTTCTGGATCGGGGTGGACGCCGATGCCACCTGGCGTCGCTGCGAGTTGATGGATCACCAGCAGGTCGACACCTTTGAGACCACGGAGAGTGGCGAGAAGCGCACCTTCCGGAAGGTCTACACGATCACGATGGATGCCGAGATCCCCCAGAGCAAGGTCGTGGAAGTCGAGCAGGCCACCCGCATCCACGTCGACCTCTACACGGACGACGTCACGGAGCGGGAGCCGCTCAACCATCTCTACGACGACGACCATCAGGTCGCCGCCGAGACAGTCACTGTCGTACCGCCGCCTGGCCCGTAGATCCACCCTCCTGCACCTATCGCTACTCACCAGCACTCTTCCCTGATAGGAGCCCCACATGCCGCTCGATCTTCGCAAGCCGGGTGTGTACGTCGAGGAGTCTCTCCTCGTCAACACCGCCGACACGTCCGCAGCCACCTCCACCGCCCTCTTCGTGGGTGCGGCAGGAACCGGGCCCACCAACGGGCCGGTGCGGTGTGCGACGTGGTCGGACTACGTCCTGAACTTCGGCGGCTTCGACCCGCTGAGTGACCCCGCCAACCCTCTCGACGTCATCACGTCGTACCTGCCGTACACCGCCTACTCGTACTTCCAGAACGGCGGTCGGCCCACCTACATCCAGCGGGCCATCGGTGCGGACGAGGGCACTGCCGCCGACTACGACGTGCTCGACGGTGCCGTGCTCACCGCCAACGTCACCAACAAGGCCCTGACGTCGAACGTCGCCACGCTCACCACGGGGACGTCGCACGGCTTCTCGGCGGGCCAGACGGTGATCGTGGCGGGCGTGGACGCCACGTTCAACGGCACTCACGTCATCGTTGCCACGCCGACGGCCACCACGTTCACCTACGCCAAGACCAACGCCGACGTCACGTCGGCGGCAGGGACGGGGACGGCCACCGTGAACCCGAACACGGTGTTCACGGTGTCGGCACGGAGCGTCGGCGTGCAGGGCAACGCTCTGGGCATCACCCTGCGGGTCGTGGACTCGGTCAACGACATCTTCAACGTCTCGGTCTACAAGGACGACGTCGAGACCGAGCGGTTCCAGTACCTCACGGTGTCGGGTGACACCCCGGGCACCCGTGCGGTCGATACCGCCATCAACGACCCGTACTCGGGCTCGACGCTCATCCAGGTCACCGGTCTGGACGTGGCGACGGTGCCCGCCGAGATCACCACTGCGGTGGATCTCACGGGCGGCGTGGACCCCTCGCTTCCCGACGCCACGGACTACCCCACGGCAACGCAGGATGCGGTCGGCAAGATCGAGGGTCCGCTGATCGTGAACCTCGTCGGGTACACCTCCAACAAGAACGACCCCGACGCCTACGTCGCACCGAACACCGTCTCGTCGGTCTCCTTCCCGGAGCGGTCGGACATCTTCGTCATCAACGATGCGGTGCCGCCTCGGGAGACGGGACAGACCTCGGCGCAGTACAAGTCCCAGATCAACTCCACGCTGAGCCAGTACTCGGCCGACTCCTACGTCGCCGCGTACACCCCGTGGCTCATCGTCCCGGACCCCAAGCAGGCTGGTGGCACGATCACCATCCCGCCGGGGGGTGGGGTGGCCGGGGTGATCAGCCGGATCGACAGCACCATCGGGGTCTTCCGGGCCCCGGCGGGCATCGTGGCGGCGATCACCAATGCCGTCGGCGTGGACACGAAGTACTCCGACTCCGAGATGGGGGACTTCAACTCCGGCAACATCAACGTGATCCGGCCGGTCCAGGGCCAGGGCGTCGCCATCATGGGTGCCCGCACCAGGAAGGTCTACGGTGCCGACCGCTACATCTCGGCCCGTCGGACCCTCATCTACATCAAGGAGAGCCTGAAGCGCTCGACGCAGTTCGCTCTCTTTGAGAACAACGATCAGCGGCTCTGGACGCAGTTGATCATGACGGCTGAGCGTCTCCTCCGCCCCCTGTGGGAGGACGGCGGTCTTCGTGGCGGCAACGCCAGCGAGTCGTACTACATCAAGTGCGACGAGACGCTGAACACCCCTGCGGTCATCGCCTCCGGCGAGGTCCGCATGGAGATCGGCGTGGCGCTGGAGTACCCCGCTGAGTTCATCGTGATCCGTGTCACGCAGTTTGAGAGCGGCGGGTTCGCCGCCGAGGTCCAGCCCCGGGCATAGCCCCGAGAACAGGAGAGCCAGATGGCTACCAGCATCTCCGAGCGGACCCGGCTTGTTGCCGACCCGCTCCGCAACTTCAAGTTCCAGATGGAGATCTTCCACTCCGATGGGGGTCTCCAGCAAGGCGTCGCCAAGATCGGGTTCACCTCCATCGAGGGGCTGAACATGTCGACGGAGATGATCCCCTACCGGGAGGGTGGTTGGAACACCAACCCCCACAAGATGCCCGGGATGACGGACTTCTCTCCGCTGACGTGCTCCTCGGGGGTGTTCTTCACCAAGCCCGGGATGTGGAACGTGGCGAAGCAGATGTTCGCCGTCCAGTGGGGCAACGGCACCATCCCCGCCGACACCGACTACCGCTTCGACGCCCTGATCCGGGTGTTCGACCACCCCGTCACGACGGGTGTGGGGGCGGCGGTGCGTGGTGACGTCCGGGGTGCCGTGCTGGCCTTCCAGGTGTACAACGCCTGGATCGCCAACATCGCCTTCTCGGGGCTGAACGCCATGGACAACGCCATCCTCGTCCAGCAGATGACGATGCACCACGAAGGTCTCGACACCTTCTGGGGCACGGCGGAGACCGCCTCGCTGCGTCACGGCTAGACCTCCGATACCGACACTCATAGGAGTATCAATCGATGACATCTCCCCTGCACACGCTTCCTGACGCAGAGCCCGTTCCGGACGACGACTGGCCCGTCCCTGTCTCCGACAAGGAGTCGGACCTGAAGGCGGCCGAGGATGTGGTCCGTGGAGATGTCCCCAGGATCACGGAGGGGCCGGATCTGCTGGTCCGGCTCCCCCGTGGGCTCTATGTGAACAACACCTGGGAGGGCGAGGCCGAGGTCCGGGAACTCACCGGCAACGACGAGGAGGCTCTGGCCCGCTTCAAGGAGGCACCGGAGATCTTCAACGCCGTGGTGGTGTACGGGACGTCCCGGATCGGCAGCACCGATCTCCTGGGCAAGTCCTACGCAGAGCGGGACGCCCTCCTCGGCAAGTTGCTGCTCGGTGAGCGAGAGCAGTTGTTCCTCAACGTCGCCCGGGTGACCTACGGGGACACCCGGGAGTTTGAGGAGAAGTGCCCGCAGTGCGAGACGGACCTGGACACGACCCTCATCATCTCGGAGGACATCAAGATCCGGGAGATGGAGACACCCTTCCAGGTCCAGCGGTCCTACACCACGACGAAGGGCCGGAAGGTCACCTACCGCCTGGTGACCGGCAACGACCAGAAGTTGCTCCTCTCCCGGCGGGGAGCAACCGCTGCGGAGCACAACACGATCCTGCTCAGCGAGTGCATCATGCAGGTGGACGGACAGCCTGTCGTTGACCCCGAGGCGTTCGCCAAGGGCCTTTCCATGGGAGACCGACGAGACCTCTTGACGGAGATGGTCGAGGAGCAGCCCTCCCCGACCCTCTCCATTGAGATCCCCTGCCCGTCGTGTGGGTTCGTGCTGACCCTGGGCCTGGGTTGGGAGCACTTCTTTCGCTTTTGACACCAGTCGCCTGTACATGACCTATGACCTCATCGCACGGGAGTACCCGGGCTGGGGGATCACCGAGATCAAGAACCTGACCCGCAGAGAGCGGGACCACTGGCTGAGTCTGATGAAGTGGAGACGGAGTGGCTAGTGAGCCGTATGCAGGAGGGATGCCTCCCAAGGACCCTCTTCCCGCTCCGAACCCGAGCCTGACGGGGGCCAAGTCTCGGAACGACGTGTCCTCGGGCGCTGATATCACGTTGCCCAAACTCAAGGACGTCCGCAAGGACGTGCAGGGGCTGACCTCCGACATCAAGGGCCTCTACGCCGCTCTCAAGGACTCCACCGTCGCCGGGGCTATCAACCGGGTGACCGGGGCCCTATCGAAGTTCACGGGGGGCAAGGGCGGGAGCACCAGCGACTCCTTCGGAGGAGCGAAGCCGAACGTCTGGCAGACCCAGGGTCCCAAACTCGCTGGTGATGTCCCCGGTCCCCAAACCGCCACTGGCGGTGGTGGGAACGGGCTTCCGCCCCCGCCCACTCAGGCGACCTTCTTCCAGCAGCCAGGGAGTGGCGGCACTGGGGGTGGCAACGGCCCGGGCTCCGCTGACATGACAGCAGCGAAGTCCGTGGGCGGCGGGACGCTGAACGCCATGAACGACTTCATGGACAACCTCATGGGCAAGAACGGGCTCCTGGGGGTGGCGTTCGCTGGGCTCAACGGCATGAAGCAGATGTACGGAGCCGTGGCCGGGAGCGGTATCCAGTACGCCTACAACCGGATCAACGGGCCCGAGGGCAACCTCAATTCCATGCTCTCGTTGAGCAATGCCCTGGCCCCCAACGCCACCATGATGACGGCAGCGTCTGGTGGTTCTAACCCCATGCACATGCGGGAGATTATCCGAGGGCTCTCCCAGCGCATGCCGGTCATGGGCACCCAGAACGACATGATGGCGACGATCCTGGCGGGCCAGGGCGTCGGGGCCCTGATGGAAGGCACGCCCAGTCGGAACGGCTTCTTTGAGTCGGTACGCCAGATGCAGGTGCTCAACCCCGGGATGGCCCCAGGCACCTCGGCTGGGGCGCTGGCTGGCTACATGGGCAACGTCAAGGCCCAGCAGACCGGGGCGTTCCTCGGTGAAGGTGCGTTCACCATGATCGGCTCGGGCGGCCGGTACAAGACGCTGGCCGAGTGGGCTGCGGGCATCACGAAGTTCCTGGAGCAGCAGCGCCCTGGTGGGGACCAGGGGAGGCAGTTCACGCCGGAGCAGTTGATCACCCAGAACTTCCCCGGGTCGAACATCAACACTTGGTTCCAGATCATGGGCGTCCCTCAGACCATGGTCGACTACTGGTGGCAGTACGTCCTCACCAACCGTGGGCATGTGCCTGCCAGCAAGGTCACGTCCGACACCCTCCGGGACATGACGTCGGCAGACCGGGGGCTCAACGTCGGTTACGAGCGGCTGCGGAACGTCACGCAGGGGACCCGTCGGGACTACCTCCTGGGCGGGCAGATGTACCAGTCCTACGCCGCCCGAGAGAGCGCTGACCGGCGCTTCAACGTGAGCATGCAGGCCACTGACTTCGGCCTGGGGCACATGCTGAAGACCACGAACATCGGTCGGATGTTGGCGCTGCTGCCGACACCGATCATGGAGATGTTGATGCCTATCCTGACGGGCGTCGCCACCAGCCCGCTCGGGGCGATTGCGTCGCTCACGGGATCCGCCTTTGACATGCTGGGTGATCCCGGGGGCGACATGCCGTACGGAGCCCCGGCGGGTTCATACGGCGGAGCGGGCGGCATTGATACGGCGCACCTGAGCCCGGATCTGTCGAAGCGGGTCAACGCCATGATGAGGGCGAACCCGAAGTTGAAGATGTCCTCTTCGTATCGAGACACCGTCACCCAGAACCGCCTCCGCCGCAATGGTGCCGGGGCCGTGGGACATCCTTCCCGGAGCGCTCACACCCGTGGGTGGGCAGCGGACATCGGGCCGAAGAGCCAGATGGGCTGGCTCATGCAGAACGCAGGGAAGTTCGGGCTCCAGACGGCGGCGAACCAGGGGGAGCCCTGGCACATTCAGATGGGCGGCACCATGCCGATGGGTGACCCCGGTGGGAACGATATGCCGTATGGGGCTCCCTGGGACAGCATCTGGGATGTCGTTCCCGGGCCCGTCGATATTGGAATAGGGGGTGTTGGCGTCGGAGGGGTCTACGCCCCAGGCATTGGCGTCCATGGGACTGCCGACCCGACGGGCCTCATCGGGAGGGGTTGGAACAAGGCGTCGGATATCGCAGGCAACCTCGTTGTCGATGCGTTTGAGTTCATCATGGACCACACCCTCAAGATCGCCCTCGACGGGTTGACGAAGTTGGTGGGGAAGTTCGCTACCAGTTCTTCGTACACCGGCAGCATCGACAAGTTGACCCAGTTGTACTCCCGGATGATGCTCAAGCCGTTGGAGGGCTTGGTGAAACTCGGAGGGGACGCTCCCGATAGTTCGGCTGGGCTCTACCAGGCCATCAACCGAGAGACGGCTGTGATGAGTATCCCGATCCTCGGATACAAGGGCTTCGACCCTGAGCGGGAGTCGGATGTCACTTTCGGTGATCCCGGTGTCGACCCTAGGTCCATGATGTCGGGCGGGAACAACCGGACCGTGGTGTTCAAGATCGAGAACATCGACGTGGGGGCCATCGGGAGTACCGCTGCTGATGCACGTCGAGTGGCGAGCACCTTGGTCACTCACCTGGAAGACGAGGTTCGACGGCGTGACTGGAGCCACGTCTGATGATCGTCAATGTCTTCCAGCCCGCCATCACGGTCCGTCCTCCGTCGAACATCGTGGGGGAGGTCTCGGAGTCGCAGTACGCCCAGGAGAGGTTCCTCACCGCATCGCAGGGGCTGTCCAACCCGGGGTTCGCCTTGACCCGTGGGGGCAACCCGCTCCAGCCGAACGGGGGCCAGATCCTGCGGGGGTACATCCGGCGGAGCCGTATCGATAGCGGCGACGCAACCAGTCGATACCGCCTCTACTTCATGTTCAACCCCGAGGTGATCAACCGGTCCTACATCGCCTATCTAGACCAGCAGGCCCTCGATCCGGGGAACGCCATGTTCGGATCGCACAACATGGCATCGGCTCCCGGCATCCTCGACTTCCAGTTTGAGTTGCTGTTCGACCGTGCCATCGAGGTGGCCCGGGACGAGAACCACCCCGGCACCAAGGTGGACTACGACTTCTTCGACCTCGTCGTGCGGGGCATCGTCCCAGACAGCCAGGACACCGGGAACGCCATCCCCGACAACGGGATCATGATGGTGAGCCCGAGCAATGTCACTATCGTCTTCGGGGAGGATCTCTCGGTCCAGGGTCGGCCCTACAACGCCGTCGTGCGGTGGGAGAAGTTCAGCCACCGCATGATCCCGACCCGGATGAAGATCGGGATCCAGATGAAGGCGTTCTACATCGGACCGATCCAGGACACCCCCGGCTTCTCACAGAACTTCTCGCAATCGGTGGCCGAGGCGGTCGTGCCCTACAACGAGACCTTCAAGGTCAAGGCGGTTGCGGAGGAAGGGAAGACCGCCAAGAAGGAAGGAACCGAGAGCGCCACCGAAGGCTTCACCAGGAAGTTGGTATCAACGGCGAGAGCGACGTCGGGGTTTGAGAACCCGTACACGGCGGGCCAGAACCCGTCCCCCGGTGACTCGACCGGGAGGACGCTGACGATCAACCAGGCTGCCTCCTACGCCGTCGCCGCAGGCTTCCTGTACGAGAACCTCATCCACATCCTCTGCATCGCCATCCGGGAGTCCCGCCTCAAGACCGACGCCATTGGTGACGTCAGCCTCCAGACCGCTACCTGGGGCCCGTCGGTCGGGCTCACGCAGATCCGTTCGCTCGTAGCCCAGTTCGGGACCGGCGGGCAGCGGGATCAGGTGGCGAACCTCGACCCGGCGATCCACATGCAGCACGCCTGGGAGATCTCCGCAGGGGGCACGAACTTCAAGCCCTGGTCCACCAACGCCGGGTGGGAGCAGCACCGGGAAGAGGTCGAGAACGCCCTCCGGACGGGGGTCGGCTGATGCCCACCGACAACTTCATCACGTTCAACGAGTTCAACCCCACGGTCGCCATCTCAATCCCTATCGATAGCGGTATCGGCCAAGGGGCCGACTACTCCACCATGCTCCGGAACCGCTCGATGCAGCGGCTGGACGACAACGACTTCGCCCTGTCGAACCCCTCGTTCGACACCAGGGCGGCAGGACGCATCGCCAACTCGTTGGCCGAGCGAACCCGGTCGGATGTCCGCATCCTGCGGGGGTACATCCGTCGGTCTGCGATCAACGGTACCGACCCGACGAGCAAGTATCGGCTCTACTTCATGTTCAACCCGGAGACACTCCAGCGGGACTTCGTCTCCTACCTCGACCAGCAGGCGCTCGACCCGTTCAACACGGTCTTCGGAGCCAACAACCTCGTCGCTCCGCCGGGGGTGCTCGACTTCTCGTTCGACCTGTACTTCGACCGCCAGACCGAGAACGCCAACGGGCGGATGCCTCGGGGCGTCCTGGAGGACTTCGACTACTTCAACCTCGTCGTGCGTGGGGTGGTCCCGGACTCGCAGACCCCGGACCTGCCCGACAACGGCGTCCTCATGATCAACCCCCGGAACATCACCGTGGTGTTCAGCCCGCAGATCTCGATTCAGGGGCGTCCCCAGAGCGCCTTGGTCTCCTACGAGAAGTTCGACCACCGCATGCGGCCGATCCGGATGAAGATCACCATCTCGGTGAAGGCGTACTACATCGGGCCCGTGCGTCAGGACTTCACCTTTGCCTCCACCGGTTCAGCGGGCAGGGTCGAGGCTGTTGTTCCGTACAACGAGACGTTCAAGGTGAGGGCTGTCGCAGAGGAGTCGAGGGCCGCTAAGAAGGAAGGCACCGAGTCTGCAACCGAGGGCTTCACCAGGAAGAAGGATCCTCAGGGGAAGCAGGACGAGTGGGGGAACCCCTTCAGTGCGCCCCTCCCGACCGGTGGGGCGGCGACCGGACAAGGGCTGCTCGACGCTGCTGCCACCTTTCTCGGGGAGCGCTACAACCAGGGTCCTCAGCGTTGCTCTCCGACGTCCGGGTACAAGGACTGCTCCGGGCTCATCGTCGCCTCGTTCGCTGTGGCGACCGGGGGGAACCTGGGGGCCACCGTCTCTTCGTCCATCTGGAAGTTGTGCGCCGATGCTGGTCTCGGTATCTCTCGGGCGGACGCTTTCAACATCCCGGGGGCCTGTCTCCTGATGCCGGATGACCCCATGAAGGGTGCTGGGAACGACGGCCACATCGGCTTCTCCGACGGGAACGGCGGCACCATCGAAGCCACGGGCTCGTCGGTGCAGAAACTCCCCAACAACTACCAGCGGTGGGGCAAGGAAGCCTGCCTCCTCCCCTTCATCGCTTACTCCAGGAGCAAGTGATGATCACCAGCGACTCCCGATACACGCAGGCGGCACATGAGGACGCCATGGCCCACTACTACGACGAGCGTGGGCATGTGGAGATCGACGCTGATACCGATGCGGTCATCGAGGTCAGCCGGGACACCACCTATCTCCTGACGACGGGCCAGCCCTCGGTGCCGCCTCGGCAGTACATGGTGAAGGTGACCGACAACATCCAGTTGCTGTCCTACCAGCACCTCCAGGACCCGTCGCAGTGGTGGGTCATCGCCAACGCCAACCCGCACGTCCGGTACCCCTTCGACCTCAAGATGGGTGACACCATCTACATCCCCGAGTGAGCCCATGCCCACCGCAGTAAGCGATCCGGCGCTCAGCGCACTCCAGAGGATCCTCGTCTCCCGCTTGGAGGTGGACGGGGAGGAGTTGGTGCTGTCCGATTCCGAGATCGACTGGGTGGGGGTATCGAACGAAGAGGGGACTCACGAAACGGCCAAGATCACCACGCTGCTGACCAAGGGGCAGACCGAGAGGTTCCTCGACAAGACCATCTCGTTCCGGTACGGGCGACGGGCCGCGCCCAACACTTACGAGGGGTATGTGGTCGATATCTCCCCGAACCAGGAGTATCAGAAGGACTCGATCTACGACATCACCTGCCTCGGTCCGACCAAGGTGATGCAGAGCGGCACCCCTCGCTTTGAGGTCAACAAGACGGTTCCGCAACTGTTCCTGGAGATCGTCAACGGCTACGACATCGGGGCCCAGACCGACAGCCACTCCTTCGCCTGGCCCGCCCTCTCCCAGACCAACGAGAGCGACTGGCAGTTCATCAACATGCTGGCTGCTCGGATCGGCTACACCATCTACTACTACAAGGGCCTCGTCCGGATGGTGAAGCCTTCCCGGGTGCTCCGGGAGTCGCCGGTCTTCCGCTCCTTCATCAAGGGCGATGACGTGCTCGACCCGACAAGGGCCCTCTTCGACTGGCAGGCGCACACAGAGTCCCCCACGCTGCGGGAGAACGTGGTCCCCTCGTTTGGGTACTTCGACGGGACCACCCCGACGTTGAGTAAGCCCATCACGACCATCCCGTATAACTTCTCCGCAGGGATTCCCGTGCTCTCCCGAGCGATGGTTGATGCCTACACCGAGGCGTTTCAGAACAGCACAGCCCTCTGGAATCAGTCGGCCACGGCCCGGGTCAACGGGGATGCCGCTCTGGTTGCCGGAGTGGTCATCTCCATCCAGGTCAGTGCTTCCCCGACCGCCAAGAGCGAGTTCAACGGGCTCTGGCTGGTTCGTGGAGTGCGGCACTCCCTCACTCATACTGGGTTCCAGACCAATCTCGCTCTGACCCGGGATCAGCGATTCGTGCCCGTGCCGGAGAAGAGCAACTGGTTCTGGCAGGGCCGGGGGAAGCCGCAAGTACTCAAGGACACAGCGACCGCTT